GATAGCGCGGGCGTTCAAGAACAAGACGCGCTCCTAGACCTCTATCTCAGCGCCTATTTCGGTGCCTCGCACACGCATGCACGTGAGAGGGCCGCAGCATGAAAACCCGTCACGCTGCCAGCTTTGGGATCGTCGGCCTCTGGCTCATGTTCGCCGTGGCCTTCGTACTCGCCCTCATGAACCTCGGTGTTCAGATGGGGTGGCTGCGGTGAGCGCTATCCCACACCAATCTCAGATGTCTGGACACGACCGGAGCATGGGGCTTGCTCCTGCGGCGGCTTGCCGTGTCCAGGCACCTGCGATTGTCACTGACGACACGCAGGTTACAGAGTGGTTTCTGACCCCTCCGTTCGACAATGTCCTCCCTGTCAGCACTCGCCGGGGCTTCGGCCTCGGCATTTTTCATTCGCGAACTCGCAGCGGCACCCCTCGGTTGCTGCGATGGGCCGGACGGACGCGCGCGCTTCACGGCGCTGCGCTCCGTTCCCGGTTCCTCAGTCTCATTCCAAAGCGGGAACTCGCCCGCTTCGATCTTGCGCAGCATGTCACTCGCCAAAGTCTCAATGCTGCGGAAACCCATCTGTTCGTCGCCTTTCGTGGTGGTCGGTCTTCGATGACCAACCATCACCCGAGAGGCTTCGTAATTGTCCAAAAACCCGTTGGAGAAATCCGAAATGTCTGACGTAACGTGGGCGTCCGAAACGCTCCGCAACTATGTTGCGCCGCCGTCTAGCGCGCAGCAAGTGAAGGACCGCATCCGTCGAGCGGCCCGCGCGCTTGGATGGGAATATGAGCGCGCGAAATCCATCTGGTATGCTGATGAACGCGCCGCCGTCCGCCCTCGCGAACTCCGGCAAATAGAGGAATTCACGGGGCTCCGTTATGGCAGACAAGAACTCTCCGAAATCGACCTCCTCATCTCCCGCGCCGACGCGCTTGTCGTGGGGAACCAGGACAAGGATTTCAATCGCGCGTTCGCTGCTGCGGCACGCGCGTTCTATAGCGCTCTGGTTGGCCCCGGAACTCCGGGAGCCGACGAATGACGGTGGACCTCAACCGCCTGATAGCGGCTCTTCGCGACACGGCTGAGAAGGCCACCAGCACCGAGACCATTGAGCGTGTCGGCAAGCGGCACGGCAACTACGGCATCGAAGAGAACTACAGCTATCCCGAGACCTCAGATCGGTACTCCCGCGATTGGATCGCCGGGCGTCTCCTTGGCATGGCCGACACGCTCGAAGCCATGCTCGTCACCCCCTCTCAGAATGGGGAGGGCGCCGAATGACGACCATGGCGACCCGCCTGCCGCACAAGGCCGCTGATGTAGCTGCTGCTCTAGCCAAGTGCACCAAGGGCGTATCTCGCAAGAGCCGCAAGGTCATTCGCGAGATCGCCGCTCCATACCTGACCCTCCAATCCGCTCGCAAAGCAATGAAGGGGGACACGGCGTGACCTTTCGACGCGAAGTCTTGGCAGAGGGTGTTGAGGTCTGGAACGGCGACTGTCGCGAAATCCTGCCGACGCTGGGCGCATTCGACGCCTGCATTACCGACCCGCCGTATGGCATCGGGGCCGGGAAAATGTCGCTTGGCAAGTGGCGCACATCGCGGATGGTCAAGAGCGACTGGGACGCCGAGGCACCTGATCTTTCTACCATTCTTGCACTCCAAATTCCAACCATCATTTGGGGCGGCAACTACTTTCCGCTGCCTCCGTCGCGTGGGTTCCTGGTGTGGGACAAAGGTGCAGGCTTCAAGGGGCGCGACTTCGCGGAGTGCGAGCAGGCATGGTGCAGCTTCGACGCCAACGCCCGAGTCTTTGCCTTCGACCCCTTGACACGAGGTGAGTACCGGGACAAGCAGCACCCCACCCAGAAGCCCGTTGACCTGATGAAGTGGTGCCTAGGCTTTGTGCCCAAGGCGCACCGCATCCTTGACCCTTTCTGCGGCTCCGCATCGACCGGAGTGGCGTCGGTCAAGATGGGGCGGCAGTTCACCGGCATCGAAATCAATCCAGCCTACTTCGACGTTGCCTGCGCCCGGATCAGCGCCGCGCTCAAGGAGCCAGACATGTTCGTCAGCGCGCCCCAGCCCGCCGCCCAACAACTTTCCATTCTCGATGGGGACGCAGCATGACCGAACAGAACCGTGGCGTGAAGTACAACTCCACTCAAGACCTTCTGGCGAAGATGGCAGAGGCCTTAGAGCAGCATGGCATCACGATCCATTGCCCTTGGGATGGCGACCTGTCTGACGAGGAACAGGAGCGCTATGAGGGCTTGGTGGCCGTTCTGGACGTGGTTGAGAAGGCCATAGGAAAGGTCGCGCCATGACCGAAGCCGCATTCCAGTCTGCTGTCTCCAATGGTGCCTTTGACGGCATGCATATGCCGCCGCGGGTGGTGACCCTGCCGTGGCCGTCCAAGACCCTTTCGCCAAACGCTCGGGCTCACTGGCGTCAGAAGGCGTCCGCGACGAAGGTCGCGCGGGAGGCCGCCCACTGGCTCACGTGGCAACAGGTCGGCCGCAACATGAACTGGAGAGGCGCCCGGTTGTCCTTCACGTTCAACCCTCCCGACAAGCGGCGCAGGGATACCGACAATTGCATTGCCAGCACCAAGGCGGCCCGTGATGGCATCGCTGATGCTCTGGGCATAGACGACAGCAAATTCGAGTGCAGCTACCGGATGGGTGAGCCCGTCAAGGGCGGAGCTGTCCGTATCGAGATCAGGCCAATTTAGGATCAATCCAAAGCCGGTCGGGGGACTGGCTTCTACAGGGGTGTGTGCAATGAGTTACGAACAAGCTCTCAAAGAGCGCTACGTCGAAGCACGCTGGCGGCTAGGTGCTGGCCCCAAGCCGAGGACGGCGCTGGTGCAGCGCGTGTGTCAGCAGCGGGCGGTTCCCGCGGCCCCGGAGCCTGTGGTCGAGACCAAGCAGTCCTTCCAGACCACCGCTGATCTGATCATTCGCGAAGTCGCTGCTAAGCACGGCCTGACCCTGGCTGAGATCAAGGCGACCCGCCGCAAGGTCAAGATTGTCGATGCCCGCTACGAGGTGTTCTTCCGTCTCTCCAAGGAGACATCGATGAGCCTGCCCATGATCGGGCGGAAGCTCGGTGGCTATGACCATACGACCGTACTCCATGGCATCCGCATGCACGAGAAGAGGATGGCCGAAGGATACAAGCGCGCATGGCGTGGTCCCCAGCCGAAGCGTGAGCCGGTGTTCGGCAAGGGAGGCTGGCATTGAGCCAAAATCCGCTTCGTCACACCAGGCACATTGGCGACGTGCTCGCATCAACGCTGCATGACGTGGCGATGATCGGCAAGACCGATAAAGAGGTCCTGCGCACTCACCCCGGCAAAGGGATTTCCAATCTCCGATTTGGCATGTCGCGCGTCCTTGGGCGGGCTCAGGACCTCGGGCTCAGCGTCCAGGCGCAGGAAGGCATCGAAGCTGCTGTGCGGGCAAATTACGCGAAAGGGGAAGCCCTCTGCGACAGCCCGATTGAGCGCAATATGCTCGCGGCCCTCCTGACCGGTGACTGGGGTGATTTCAATGCGCTCCCTCCCGTAGTCCATAACTGCAAGAAGGAGGTAGGTGAGTTCCTGCCGGCCGCGCCAGTGGTAATCGTCCCCCAATTGCCGTTCGTCCGCTACCGGATGGATTTCGGTGTGGTGGTGGTCAAGGACCGTCGCATGCAAATCGTCTGCGTCGAGTGCGATGGCGCTGCCTACCATCAGGACTCGATCAAGGAAAACGAGCGCACGGCTTACCTCAATTCTTGGGACGTGCCTGTGTTCAAGGTCACAGGTTCTGACCTCTACGGCGATGCCATTAACGAGGCCGACCGGATCATCACCGGCATTACTCAGTGGGCGTTCCCATGAAGGTTCGTCGCGTCGATTTCTATCCAGACGAGTTCGTCTCCGGCGTCGTGCGCTCGCGGCTCACGCCGGCAGAGCAGGGCGTCTACTGGATGGTCTGCGCGCTCATCTACAGCCACGGCGAAGCCATCGACAACGACCACCTCCTCATCGCCGGTATGTTCCCAGGCACACATTGGCGCAGCATCCGAAGCGCGCTCGATAGCCTGATCTCGAAAGGCAAGATCGACGTTCACGGCGACAACCTGATGGTCAAGCGCTGCGCAGACGAGCTGCAACGGGCCAACAAGCGCACCGCAGAGGCCGCGCAGAACGGTGCCAAGGGAGGGCGTCCACGTAATGAAAACAATGGCTTGCCGAAAGCGGGCGGTTTCCATCCCGAAAACCTAACTACCAACTATCAACTGGTAGAAGAAACTATCGTTACAGAAGGTTCTAAAGAACCTTCTTCCACTCGTCCGAAACCGGCTAAGCGCCGGGTTTCGTACTCACCCAAATTCCTTGAGTTTTGGTCCGCATACCCAACGGACAGCCTCATGTCGAAGGCGGATGCCGGCAAGGCCTTTGAGCGCCTTTCCGAAGAGGACCAGAACGCGGCGATCCAAGCGATCCCTGCCTTCAAGTCCTACTGCGCACAGCACACTGACTACCGCCCCGTTCACGCCGTCAGGTTCCTGACACAAGGCCGGTTCGAGGGCTTCAACAAGACGGCAGTGCAGGTCAATAGCCGGGCGTTCGTCGCCAAAGGATCTCCTGAATGGGAAGCCATCAGGCTCAAGCGCAACGTCGCCTCCCTCATGGAAAAAGACCACCAGGGCAAGCGTGGCTGGTGGTTTGAAAAGACCGAAATCGAAGAAGCCATGAACCCTAGGAGGGCAGCATGACCCCCGAAGAAGAACTCCGGGCTCTGAAGATCGCGCTGTGGCGGTGGCAGAACTCCACCTCCTGGCAGCAGGGCTGCGACCGGTGGAAGGAAGTCTCGAAACTCATTGGCTGGGACATGGCGAAGGATGAGCCGCCCGGCAAGCAAAAGGATGCAACACCCATGAGCCGTCCGTTCGATGTGGGCGCTCCCGAAAGCGATGAGGCAGCAGCATGATCCGTAACAGCGACCGCAAGCTGGCCACGTGGATGCTGCGGACAAAGCTATGGACCATCGTACAGCCGAGGGACGATCTATTCGGTTGCGCACGTATTCGGGCCGGCTACGGCACGCGGTGGCTCTGGATTTGGATGCGGGACAGGCAGGCCCCTGACGATGCGCACCACGCGCCAGCGTGCCCAGCAAACCGGTGGTCCGGGCAAGAGCTTGTCGTGCGGCCCTGTAACTGCGGGGCGCATGCTGCTCAGCGCCGCAAGGCCGCCCCTGCTAACCCCCTCTCCCCCAACCCCAAGCGATAGAAAGATACGAGAATGACGACAACAGAGGCCGAATTGAAAGCCTGCCCGTTTTGCGGCGGGACGGACATTGAAAGCGAGGACTCTGGCATCAACGGCGAGGGCTACATGCGCTGCCAAACGTGCTGGGCTGCCGGACCTCAGGTGCAAAACCCGGACGGCGTTGCGAAGGCATTCGCCGCATGGAATGGCCGGAGGGTGCGATTTGTCGATGCTTGGGAAGCCGTGGAAACGGTGGACCTGTCTCAGGTGCCCTGAGATGGCAATCTCAAGCGCATCCCCAACCCCCCCCCATCTACTGACAGGGGAGAATGAGGAGAGGATGAGATGAAACGTAGAGCTTTCCTTGCTGGCGCCGCTGCCCTTGCCGCGAGTCCCGCGCTTCCGGTTGGTCCGGTAGAGGCTGGGGAATGGTGGACGCCGGAGCTGCTGAGCGCGGGCTTCCCAGAGGCTTCTGTGACGTTCTTCGCGAACCGCGTTTTCTGGGTCAATACCGCTGGGGCGATGATGCAGTTTGACTGCACGGAAAACCCTGAAAAATGGAGCGGATTAACCGTCAAAACCTAGCACGAAGCACTTGTTTGTGCTAGATATTTTCAACTGAAATCGGGGCGATTTCGATGGCAAAGGCGAAGAACAGACAGAGCGGAAAGCGGGAGCCGAACGGCAGGCTTTCGCGGCAGGCCGACCAGATCGCGGCCCGTCTCCGCGAGCGGTTCAAAGACATGGACCAGGAAGAGCGCGACACCATCCAGCCGGGCATCGAAGCCCGCCAGCGGGTGTATGGCCTCGATACCGAAAAGGCAGCATCGCCAGCGGCCGGCACATTCCTTGGGCGGCTCTATCTCAACAAGGAAATCAGCCGCACTCAGTACGAGGCAGGCATCCTCTGGGCAGATTACACCGAGGCCTACCAGCATGCCATAGCCGCTCCCAAGCAGCCCGGCGCGGTAGACCTCAACGCCACCAAGGGCAGCAGCAACTACGAGAACGTCGCCGCCACCCGTCGCGCTGTCGCTCGCATGACGGACGCTCGCGAAGCCATCCAGAACGAACAATACTCCCTCGCCAATCAAGGCTCACGCTTTGCCCTTCTATTCGTCCTCTGGACAGCCATAGAGCGAGACGAGGAACGGTATGACATCGTGCCCGACCTCCGCGTGGCGTTGAACGCCCTCTCGCGGCATTTCGGGTTGATGGGCCAGCAGCAGAGGAGGGCGGCGTGACTGGCTTGGCATTCCTGCTTATATTGGTGATTTGCGCACTGTGGATGGCGCCGCACGGTTTTGGCCGGTGGTTGCGAAAGGTGCGCGACGGTTACAATGGCGTAACGGAAGAACGCAAGGGGAAGGTATGAAAGAGGGTATTCTTGGCGGGGTCAGATACTGGTTTGGTGTCGATGCGGCGGCTTTCCTATCTGCCTGCGAAGGCCCCGCCCCCGATGGGTACCGCAAGGTTGGTTCTGGTGGCACGATTAATTCTGGAAACTTGTTCATCGACTATTTTGTAGCGCGCGGCCCAGCGCCCTGTGTTGTCCCGCTTGACGCGCGCGGCAAATCACCTTACCGTCACGCTCAGTAGTCGGGGAAGACCGACCAAATTCAGCCCGCCAGCTTCACCGCTCGGCGGGTTTCGCATTTCCGGGGTAACGCATGGCACTCGCGGATAACGTGAAGCTGTTCACTGGCGAGACCCCCAACGACTTCGACGCCAAGGTCATCCTTGAAGCCTGCGCCCGCCGGAATGTGACGAGCGTCGTCATTATCGGCTGGGAAGATGACGGGGACTTCCTGTTCACCTCCAGCATGGGTGATGGCCCCGAGTGCCTTTGGCTCCTCGAGATGGCGAAGAAGAAACTGCTGGAAACGGGCGACCCCGACAGCGGCGAATAACCACAACCAAGCGACCAAGCCTCGTGCAGTCGCATCCACCAAGCGGGTCAACCCTAACGGGAACCAAGCGAGGCGACCGTCTCAAAACAGACGGCATTCAGACATGATCCCAAACGCAAAGAAGTTTCAGCCCGGCGTCTCTGGCAACCCAGGGGGCAGGCCGAAGGGCATTGCTGCTCTAGCCCGTCAACACACCGACAAGGCGATGGAGGTTCTCTCCGCCGCACTGGAGGACGTAGACGCCCGCATTCGTGTCGCCGCTGCAAGGGAGTTGCTGGATCGCGGCTATGGCAAGCCCATCGCCATGACGGCTGACGTAACCAAGCGGCTGGATGATTGGACCGATGACGACATCGACGCTGCAATCTCTGCCATTCGAGCAACGCTCCCAAGTTCTGGCGATGCTGGAGCTGGAGAGGCAGAGACGACTAAGCACTAACCGCCTCAAAGCCTACAAGCCGTACAGCAAGCAGCGCGAGTTTCACGCAGCGGGCGCCACCTTCCGTGAGCGGCTGTTCATGGCGGGCAACCAGCTTGGTAAGACTGTCGCTGGCGCGGCTGAAGCTGCAATGCACCTTACGGGTCGTTATCCCGATTGGTGGCAAGGGCATCGCTATAGCAAGCCGGTTGTGATGCTGGCGGGCTCTGAGAGCTACGAACTTACCCGCGACGGCATCCAGCGCCTCATGGTCGGCCCGCCGGAGCGCGAAGAGGACTGGGGCACAGGCTACATACCGGCAGACGCCATCCTGGCCCGTACGCGGCGCATGGGCGTGTCGAATGCTCTAGACAGCGTGACAGTCCGCCATGTCAGCGGCGGGGCTTCCTCGCTCGGCCTGAAGGCCTACGAGCAGGGCCGCGGCAAGTGGCAGGCCAACACGGTTGACTATGTGTGGTTCGATGAAGAGCCGCCGTCTGATGTGTATTTCGAGGGCATCACCCGCACGAACGCAACCAAGGGCCTGATAGCGGTGACGTTCACTCCACTCATGGGCATGTCGGACGTGGTGGCTCGGTACATGATGGAAGACAGCGAAGACCGCGCCGTCATCACCATGACGATTGACGACGCCGAACACTACAGCCCGGAAGAACGGGCAAAGATCATTGCGAGCTACCCGGCGCATGAGCGCGAGGCTCGCACCAAGGGCATTCCGTCTCTCGGGTCTGGCCTGATCTTCCCGGTTATCGAGGAAGAGATTGTCTGCGACCCGTTCACGATCCCTCCGATCTGGCCTCAGATCAATGGCGTTGACTTTGGCTATGACCATCCATTCGGGGCGGTCAACATGGCCTGGGATCGGGACGCTGATACGGTCTATGTGACCAAGGTTTATCGCAAGCGCGAGTCAACGCCCGTCGTTCATGCTGCTGGCATCAAGCCTTGGGGTGACTGGATACCGTGCGCGTGGCCTCACGATGGCTTGCAGCATGACAAGGGCAGCGGCGAACAACTCGCCAAGCTCTACGCCGACCAAGGACTGAACATGCTGGCAGAACGCGCCACGTGGGAAGACGGCGGCAACGGTGTTGAGGCTGGTGTGGCTGAGATGCTGGACCGGATGCTGACTGGCCGTTGGAAGGTCTTCTCGACCTGCAAGGAATGGCTGGAAGAGCGTCGGCTTTACCACCGCAAGGACGGCAAGATCGTCAAGGAACGCGATGACGTGCTGAGTGCGTCTCGATACGCCCTGATGATGCTGCGGTTCGCAGAGACGAAGCCGAACCCGACGACCGTCAAACGTAACATGAGCTGGGTGGTTTGATGGCGAAGAAGCTCACAGAGGAAGAACTGTCTGCGATCATCTCGCAGCAGATCGAACTCGCCAAGCACCACGACAAGCACGCCCGCGAAGGCACGCGAGACAAGGCCATCGACTACTACATGGGCGACATGGACAAGTACGTCCCGCCCGAGGTCAATCGCTCCAAGGTCGTGAGCCGTGATACTGCCGACACCATCGGCTGGACGCTGCCGCAACTGCTCCGCGCCTTCCTTGGCTCCAACCGCATGGCGATTGCTGAGCCGGTAGGGAGTGAAGACGAGGAGTTTGCCAAGCAGGCGACTGCCGGCCTCAACTACGTCTTCCTCAAGGACAATGATGGCGAGCAGGTCGTCTACAACGCCACGTGGAACGCGCTGCTGCTGGCAAACGCGCCGATCAAGGTGTTCTATGACCCGACGCCGGTCTATGCGACCTCATTCCATAGCGGACTGACCGAAGACCAGGCTGCGCTGCTGTTGCAGGACGATGACGTTGAGGTTCTGGCGCAGGACCAGCACGAAGCGACGATGCAGGACGAGATGGGCAACCAGTTCCCGGTTGTCCTCTACGACCTCAAGATCAAGCGCAAGAAGCTCGATGGCAAGTTCATCGTTGACGCCATTCCGCCCGAAGAGTTCCTGATCGACTCCGACGCGATCAATACCGAAGACGCCGCATTCACAGACCATTGGCAGCAGAAGACCCGCTCGGCTCTGGTGCAGATGGGCTATGATAAGGACGACATCTGGGAGATCCCGGAAGCCGCCCGCAACGATACGGCCGAGGAACAGGCCCGCCAGCGTATCTACGACGCCGAGGCGACCGACAAGAGCATGGAACTCGTGGACTATCACGAGTGCTACATTCGGGTTGATGTGGACGGCGATGGCGAGGCCGAACTGGTCCGCGCCTGCTATGCCGGAGCCAAGACCGGCAAGCTCCTCGATTGGGAAGTCTGGGAAGACGAACACCCGTTCGAGGACATCAAGTGCGAGCCCATTCCCCACCGTTGGGAAGCGCGCTCGCAGGCCGACGAGACGATGGACATTCAGGACATCAAGACCGTCCTGGAGCGTCAGTTGCTCAATAACACCTATTGGGTCAACAACCCCCAGCAGGCCGTGATTGGCAAGGTCAAGAACCCTGAAGCTCTGACCAACCCGGAGTTCGGGTTGCCCATATTCATGGATGCTGGGGGCTCTGTCTTGCCTCTGGAGCGCCCCTACATTGGCGACAAGGCTTTGCTGGCGCTGACCCACTTCGATGAGGTGCGGCAGGCGCGGACGGGCGTTGGGCGGCAGTCAATGGCCCTCGATGCTGATGTGCTGACCAACCAGACCGCGACGGCATCTAACAACAATAAGGATGCGTCCTACACCCAGGTAGAGCAGTACGCTCGTAACATGGCGGCCGGATGGCGCCGCGTGTTCCGCAAGCTGCTCAAACTGATGGTCAAGCATCAGGAGTACAGCCGCAAGATCATGGTTGCAGGCAAGGAAGTGGTGATCGACCCCCGCTTCTGGAATGCCGACATGGACATTACGATTGACACCGGCCTGGGCACCGGCTCGCGGGAACGCGACCTCGCCACGCTGGCGCAGGTGATGCAGACGCAATTGCTGCTCGCGGATCGGTTCGTCAGCCTTGGGGCCATGGATGAGGCCATCGACCTCCTGCCCAAGATTGTCGAGACGATGCAGAAGATGGCGGAAGCCGCAGGCATTCGTAACCCCGAGGACTTCTACCCCGAATACGCCGAACCCAAGGTGCAGGCGCTCAAGCAGATGGCGAAGGAACGCGCATCGCAGCCGCCGCCTGAAGTCATGATCGAGAAGGCCCGTGGCGAAACGCAGATGGCCCTTAAGGACAAGGACGTAGAGGTCTCGCTGCAAACGGCCAAGATCGACGCTGAGAGCGACGTGGTCAAGAACCGCGCCGAAATGGAAGCCGATCTACAGACCCGCGAAGCCGACCGTCAGAATGCTCTCATCCTTGAGCAGCAGAAGGCGCAGCACGCCTACGAACTGGAACAGTCCCGCATTGCCAGCGCAGAGGCCACTCGCCTCGCTGAACTGGCATGGGAGCGTTACAAACTCGACCAGACTATGCAGTTAGAGCGCGACAAGATGGCAAACGCTGCCCAGATCGCAGCCATGAAACCCAAGCCCGAGCCGGGCAAGCCAGCGGCTAACTAGGAGCATCGGACATGCCCAACTATTCCACCGCTGCATTCAGCGGCAGCGCCACCTTTACGCCTGCAGCCGCGTCTCACACGGCCGGCGACGTTCACGGTGGGGCGCAGCAGTTCACGCTTCTGGACCGCAATGGTTCGCCACCTGCTCCTGGCTCGCATCTCCGCGTCGTCACTGCGTCTCTGATGATCAATGGCGCCACCATCGAGACCACGGCGTGGACGCTCTACCTCTACAGTGCAACTCCCGGCTCCGCGATTGCCGATGACGCTGCTATCGACCTCCCATCCGGAGACCGTGCGTCGTTCCTTGGCACCGTCGCAATCGCACAGGTCGTTGACCTTGGCGCTACGCTCTACATCGAGGGCAACCCCGGCAAGCTGATGAAGCTGGCGGCGGACTCGTCCAGCGTGTTCGGCTACCTCGTCAACGGGACGACGCTGACTCCGCAGGCCGTTGCCCATGTCGTCACGCTGCATTGCGAGGCGGTATGACCGACTATGCCGCGCTTGCCATGTCCCTCAAGGACAACGAGGCATTCCAGCGGGCCTTGGACATCGTGAAATCCGGGGCGCTTGAAGCGCTCTGCACTATCGACCATGACGACGCCAAGGGCATCCTGAAACTTCAGGCCACCATCGGCGTGGTCAACGACATCCGCGACAACCTCGACGCCTTCGTGCGCCAAGGGAAGCCGCAACCGAAGGCTGGCATCGCCTAGCCTCCAAACCAGCTAGTCAACCGTAACTGGAACTAGCGCAACCCCACAGAGAACATGGAAGATATCGACACCCAGGAAACGGGTGGCGAAAGCCTGTCTATTGAGCAGGCCGCAGCCGCCTTTGTCAAAGCATCCACTCCCGACGAAGCTGACACCAGCCAATCCGAAGTTGAGGACGAGGACGAAGCGGCAACGACCGACGACGAATTGCAGGCGTCCGATGAGGATGAAAGCGAAGAGACGGACGGTGAAGACGATCCTGAAGGTCAAGCCGAGAGCGAAGACGAGGACGCAGAGGAACCGGAAACCGAGAAGGGACGATACGTTGCCCACAATGGCCGCGTGAAGCTCCCGGACGGTTCCGAGTCAACCATTGCCGACCTCATCGCTGGCAACATGAAGGAACGTGACTACAGGCAAAAGACAATGGAGCTAGCGCCTCTCAAGAAAGAGGTTGAAGCCCAATCTGCTGCCCTTAAAGCATCGGAACAGCAGCTAGAACAGCAGCGCGAATATGTCGTGTCGCTGGTCAAGTCCATCCTCCCGCCCCAGCCGGACCCGTCAAAGGCGGACCCGCGCAGCCCGAACTACGACCCCGCAGGCTATCAGGCCGAACAGGTCGCGTTCCAGCAGTGGGCACAGCACCTTCAGCATCTCGAAGCGGAACAGCAGCGGGCCAATGAGGCACGCCAAGCCGAGACCGCCAAACAGACTGAAGAGCGGCTGAAAACGGAGTGGAACACCGCGCTCGAAAAGCTACCCGAACTCAAGGACCCCAAGAAGCTCGAAAGCTTCGGCAAGGACACCATGAAGTACGGCGTAGAGGCGTACGACTACACGCCGCAGGAACTCGCGAACATCCACCACGACCACCGGCAACTGCTGGTGCTCAAGGACGCGATTGCCTGGCGCAAGCTGCAAGCCAGCAAGGCGACAGTTCAGAAGAAGGTCGAAGGCCGCCCGCCCATCACCAAGGGTGGCAACCGTCTCACGACCGGAGGCAAGAACGCTCGCAAGGCTACCGATGCGATCACCAAAGCTCGCGCGTCTGGGGACATCGCTGATGTCACAGCCGCCTTCATCGCATCACTCAACAAAGGATAGCCATCATGGCCGTTGTAGCCAACACCGTGGTCACCACGCAGGCGGTCGGCAACCGTGAAGAACTCGACAACTTCGTGTCGATGATCACTCCGACCGATACCCCCATTTACAGCATGGCCGGCAAGGAAAAAGCCGAGTCCAAGCACCCCGAATGGGAATACGAAGAACTGGACGCTGTTGCCGACAACGCGCAGCCGGAAGGCAATGAGTACAGCTTCGATGCTGTCGCCGCTCCGACCCGCGTGGGCAACTACACCCAGATCTTCACCAAGACCTTCCGCTTCTCGGGCACGCAGCAGGCCGTCAGCAACGCTGGCAACGCCGAAAAGCGCGCTCACGAGCTGATGAAGAAGGGCAAGGCACTCCGCAAGGACATCGAAAAGTCCATCATCACGAACACCGCATCGACCAACACCGACCCGCGCCGTTCTGGCGGTCTGCCGACCTGGCTGACCTCCAACGTGTCGCGCAACTCGGGTTCTTCGGGCGGCTTCGTCGGTGGCGTGACGACTGTCGAAAGCCTCGGCACCCTCCGCGCCTGGTCGAAGGCTCTCACCGACACGGTGCTGCAGTCCATCTACCAGGAAGGCGGCGATGTGACGACCGTGGTCTGCTCGCCCTACAACAAGGGCGTGTTCGCCACCTTCATGTCGGACAGCAACGTTGCTCCGTTCCGCTATGCGGCCGGCCGCGGCACCAACACCATCATCGGTACTGCGGACATCTACGAGTCTCCGTGGGGCGCCGTGAAGGTCATGGCCAACCGCGTGATGAGCAACAGCGCCACCGACGCCCGCCGTGTGTTCGCTCTCGACCCCGGCATGGTCAAGTGGATGAGCCTTCGCCCCATCCAGGAAGACAAGGTTGCCAAGACCGGTGACGCCGAGAATGGCGTTCTCATCGCTGAGGGTTGCCTCAAGGTCGTGAACGAGGCCGGCATCGGCGTCGTGGCGGACGTGTACGGCCTGACCGCTTCGTCCTGATGACTAACGGGCTGGGAGCAATCCCGCTCCCGGCCCACCAAGGCACGTTTCGTAAGCGGGCCTTCTTCTGACACTCAGAAAAGGAATGCCAAATGTCTCTCCGTTTTTCGCCTATCGCCATCCCTGACGCGGCCACCTACACCGTCAAGGAATACAACTCGGGTCTGCTGCATGTCTTCCCGAACCTGACAGCCGATACGGTCGTCACTCTCCCGACCCCCAAGAAGGGCCTGAAGTACGAGTTCTGGTACGGCGGCGCTGCTGCTGATGCCCAGGACTGGCTCCTCGATACCGGCTCGAACACCTACTTTTTCAAGGGTGGTGTCGTGCACATCGACTCGAATGCCGACGCGGCAGGCGATGAAGTTGTGCCGGTTTATGCGGACGGCAACTCCAATTCGAAAATGACTGTGCTGACCCCGGACGCCGGGACCACCGTCACCATCATCTGCGACGGCACCAACTGGTACGTCAACGGCAGCGTCGTGTCGGCTACCGCCCCGTCCTTCGCTGACCAGTAAGTCACCTCACCACATCAACCAAAGGGGCCGGTTCACGCTGGCCCCTTTTTCTATGGAGCGCACATGAGCGACCTCGAAGCCAAGAAAGTCCTGCTCGCACAGGCCCGCACCCTCGACATGGACGTGGATGGACGCTGGTCCGTCGAGACGCTGGCCGAAAAGGTCGCGGAAGCGCAGGCCGCCTTTGCCGACCGCGAAGACGAGGCGATCAAGGAAGCCGCTGATACGTGGGTATTCCCCATTCGAGACTGCTTCCTCGGCACCGAAAAGCAGCCGGCAGGCAAGGCCTTCAAGGCTCCCAAGGAACTGTACATGAACTGGAAGCCGACCGGTGCAGCTCGGCTGGCGGATGAAGACGAGATCAAGGCGGCGCAGGACTGACCATGAACCCGTCGCTGAACTGGATGCTGTTCGATGATGACCGGGAGATCGGCCGTAAGGTCTGGCTCGGCTACGACGCGACCGGCAAGTTCCGCGCGGCCCATGTCGAGCAGGAAGTAGACGCGATCCTTGAGGCCAATGCCGAAGCCGAGAAGGCGTCTCACGGGCAGCGGTTCGGG